AGACCAATTGTAAAATGAGCGGTGGTATCGTTCAACTTGTCGCAACTGGTGATCAGGACGCTTGGCTGACCGGCAAGCCCGAGATTTCATTTTACCGGGCCAACTACAAGCGGTATACCCACTATGCCAACGCCGTCGAGCGTCAGCTTATCCAGGGTCAGCCTGTTGCTGGCGGCATCTCGACCATCCGGTTCGAGAAGAAGGGCGACCTGCTGAGCTACGTGTACTTCACAGCCCGCGACTCCAGCGGCTCCCTGGTCACCAGTGTGGACTGGGCCAAGGTTATCGACAAGGTTGAGCTGATGATTGGCGGTCAGGTCATCGACACCCACGACTTCGAGTACATGACCGACATCGAGCCGGTGGTTGGTGCCCAGACATTCTCCCAGCGGTACCTGAACAGCAGCAGCGCATCTCTCAATAGCCAGCGTGCCGCATTTTTCCCCCTCAAGTTCTTCTTCTGCAAGGACTGGTCTGTGTCTCTGCCCCTGATCGCCCTGCAGTACCATGACGTGGAGCTGCGCATCACCTGGTCCACGACCCTGAACAGCACCATCACGTTCGGCCCGACCAATTACCCGGTGGTGTCTGCCATTCCCCAGACTTCCGCAAATGTGGTTGTGACCTCGACTCAGCTGCAGTCCGTTTCTAACACCTCGAACCTGGTCTTCACCCAGTCGACCGGCCCGCTCTTCCCGGGTATTGCTCTGTCCTCTCCCACGGGCAACCTTGCGAATGCGGCTGTGATCCAGTCCTTCTCGAACATTTCTGGCCCGACACAGACTGGCTATTCAAACGTGGTGGTGGCTTTCGCCAACGCCGCCATCAGCAACATCTGCTCGGCCTCTTTCCAGGGTGTCCTCAACGGCTACACGCCCGTGGCGTCGGCCCTGACGAGCACGGCCGGCAACCTGACCATCGCATCAGCCGCAACCAGCTGTGTGCTGACCCTGTCGCAGATCACGTCTACCACTGGTCAGTTCGGAATCCAGGCCGGCCAGTACGTTCTGGGTCTGCCCATTACCGGCCCGGTTGTGGTGGGTGGCGTGGGGCCGGCGGCAGCCAACCCCATCACCGGCGCACCGGCTCTGACGGCCAACCAGGTCTTCCTGACCTTCCCGGCGACGCCCGCGGGTGCCATCACCATTAACCCCGGTGTCATCTCCTTCTTCCAGGGCACCTCCCAGCAGACCACGACATACGCGGGTCTGCAGCTGCAGTGCTGGACCAACTACGTGTACCTCGACCAGAATGAGCGTGATTTCTTCGCCAAGAACTCTCTGGACATGCTCATCACCCAGGTGCAGCGTGTTAACCTGAGCAACCAGCCGGTTCAGGAGCTGGCACTGGCTCAGCCGGTCAAGTTCCTGGCGTTCCCCGTGGTCAACTACACCAACGTGTACGCGAACGGCTCTCAGAGCACCTACTCTGCTCTGTTCAACCTGAAGACCCAGGTGAACGGTATCGACGTGGGTGAGTCCAAGCACGTTCCCCAGTGGGCGGATGTGCAGCACTATTTCCACACGCCGTTTGGCTATGTTCACAATAACGCCATCGCCCCGGTGGCGGTCATCCCGTACTGCCTGGACACCTCCAAGCTGCAGCCGACCGGTACCCTCAACTTCTCCCGTCTGGACACCTACCGTCTGGTGGTGCCGGCGACCCTGCCCAACGGCCTGCTCGGTCTGGCCGGCCCGGTCAACTACCCCGTTCAGTACCTGTACGCCGTCAACTACAACATCCTGCGCATCAGCCAGGGCACGGGCGGCCTCCTGTACGCAAACTAAATACCTTCGTAAAAAGTAATGCACTGGATATTCTGGGCTATTTTAGCCTGCCTCGTGTTTATGATGACGTACAACCCACGCACGGGAAATCTCACAACTTTTTTTGCTCCAGAAATATCAGTAGAGGATGGAAAAGACACCTCGAGAGCGGCATAAAGCCATAGCAATACCTGTAAGCACAGTCAACGATGTTCCTTACTTCCTCATCGTCCATGATCGGAGATACCGAGAATGGACGTTCGTGACCGGCGGGTGTCGCCGACGTGAGATTTTCAACCCACTTCGGTGTGCGGTTCGAGAACTCGAAGAAGAAACACGCGGAACGATAAACTTAAAGAGGGGTTCATATTCCTACTTCAAGTTTATCACGGATACACCTGAACCCAGAGATATCGAAGATGGAGTCGAGGTTGTGAATCACTACCACGTTTACATTTTTGAAATGCCAATGACCCCAATTGAACACAGACACATCGTCCGGAGATTCACCGATGAAAAGGATAAAATGGAGAGAAGCCAAATTCCTTTCCGCAAAAACTATGACGAAAATGACGACTGCAAGTTTGAGACCCTTGCTAGTATATCAAGCCGGCCTAATATTTGGCCTATGGTCAAAACTCACGTCCTTGACAACCCTGATTTCCATCAGGCTCTCAAGACAAGCCACAAGACGCCATTCAACTTGCGCTGCTGACGCGCTCGTCGTGTATAAATAAGTCCTGTGGACATACTAGAATATGACTCGTTCAAAACTCGAGTTTGCGAAGATCCTCGCGAGCCTTCGGAATGATGGCTCAGATCCTCAGAAACTTGCCGAAGAAATGACCCTACGTAAACTTTGTTATGAAATTGAGAAACTCGAGGGTGAGAAAGAGACTGCCCAGCCAGTCGAGGTTGCCCCTCCTCCTCCTCCTGAGAAGAAACCCAAACCCTTTTGGTCATTCCTCACACTTGAGAGCTCGTCGGATGAAGAGTAACTTAGAGCAATAAGCTGTTTATTTAGTATGATTCAGAAGTGGCGCGTCCCAAATGGCGCCGCGACCCACCTCCTCATGGATGGTGGGATGCTCAATGTACCTCCGGAAGAAACTGAAGAATTCTACCGGGCATACATTCAGGCTGTCAAGTCAGGAACAAAGATGTATGTGGTCGAGCAAAAGACTGAACGATTCAAGTTCTTTGTGGACCTAGACTATAAAGCCCCTGAAAAGTTATCAGATACCGACTTGGTCGAATTTTGTAATATTATACACGAGGCTACGGGAACCAAGTCTAGGTGCCTGATTGCCAAGGCCCAACCGCGGCCCGTCAAGGAGGGTATAAAATCTGGCGTACATATTCATTGGCCAGATCTTGTTGTCAACAGGACTGAGGCACTGAATTTAAGAACAAAAATCATCACGAGCCTTGGAGAAGGTCCCTGGGATACCATCATCGACGCGTCAGTCTATGGAGGGTCGGGACTTAGGATGCTCTGGTCCCATAAGAAGCCATCGGGTGACCCTTACATACCTTGGCGGGACCTTGTATCCGGGAGGGATTTTCCAAAGGAACCAGACGAGGCCACCCTCGCGCTTTTTGCGATACGTACAGACGAGGTGGGGCGTCTAGCACATGAGACGGTGGAGATTGAGGGCCTAGAGGAGTTTATTCAGCGATACCTTATGGGGCAGCGGCGGGCCCAGGTTAAGAAGGTGCAGCGACACGAGCATGACGGATGGTATGCACAGTCAGACTCTAAATTCTGCGAGAGGATCCGAACAGAACACAAGTCTAATCATATCTGGTTCTCTATACACTCAGGCCGTGTATCTCAGAGGTGCTTTGACGAAGAATGCCGTGAGTTTCACGGTCAGGAACATATTCTTCCTCCATCTATAGTAGAGCAACTGAAAGATGTTGCTATTGTGGGTAGCCCTAGCTCTAGTTTTCTTATGGATATTTTTCCCAACGGGCCCCAAGGCGCGTTTCAAAAAGTACGAAAGCATGGTCCATCCCTACTCGGGTCTGGACCCAGAAAGCTGGAGTCGTTTTTTGGAAAACCTGCATCGATTTGAAGAACAGGCTGACCGGGATATTGACGTTGCGGCCGGTGCACTCTATGCGTCAATAGAAAACATACGGGACCTGTCCCTCGGGCTCCGCCGTTCGGACGACGGTGAGATTCAGACACAGCTCCAGTACATAGGGAACAAACTTGGATATGAAGGCGAATTCATTATTAACCAAAAAGCGCTTGGGCGTGGACTTCAGTTTTTTCCAAAGTACTTAAACGAGACGCTCGATGATTATCCAGAAGATGTCACAAACAATTGGATCCGAACAGCCAGAGCTAAATGTTAAGACGCGTTCCGGGCGCGTCTCTAAACCGCCTACCCGATATGAGCCTGTAGAGCAGGTCGAGGACGACTACGCAACCGACGATTACGACTCGCACGAGTCTGATATCGAATCTCATATTTCATACGAGTCGGAGGAGGAAGTTTCAGATGAGGACGATGAGGATGACTTGGATGGTTTTGTAGTACCAGATAAAAGCGAGACGACTGATTCAGATACAGATGGAGAACCTTCCGTTCCTCCAACCAAAGGAGGACGCACAGCCGTTAAGAAACGTCCGGTCCCCAGAAAATGAGTGGCCGGATCGTGAGCGCCAAATGCCCTCATATATGTATACGGGCCCACCAGACATTTCCGTAAAGCCCGATTTTTTCGAGCAATTCAAAGGGAACCCTGTGGCACTCATCCTCCTAGGTATCGTTATCGGTGTTCTTCTTACAAATATGAGACCCCTTGTTATTCAGCCTAAGTAACCATGTAGAGGGGAGCACGGCGGGCGTTGTCTTCACGTCCTCTAAACGCACCAATAGAACCACTTGAGTTCAAGTCAATATCATCAGCTAAAAATCCAGTCATGGGGTTTGTCCGTGTCTGTATGTTTGGTTCTAAATCGCGAAATACTTCATACTGGCTGTACCTTGTGAAAGGGTCGTCAGAATCAGGTAGTTCATTTGGCTTTGGGAAACGCTTCAGGGACATGTATACAAGTCCCAGAACTATAAGCACTCCCAAAACGGCGAATATCATTATGCTATTTTACAATATTTTACTGGGGCTCCTGGCTACTCGCCGAGAGGGGCAGGCACATCGTCATCTGGCGACGCCTCCGGGTTCTCCTCGACGACTGTGGTCAGCGCAGCCTCCTTGGCTGCCGCCTCGCGACGGCGCATCACCTCGGCTGCCACACGCAGATCCGCCTTGGCAACCAGCTCCTCGATAGAGGCATCGGGGAACTCCTTCTTCAGGTCATCAAGGAGATCCGACGGGTGAGGAATGGGCGGGACATCCGGCTTGGTGTAGAACTTGGAGTTCTCGTCCGACGGGTCAATATAAGGAAGATCTCCCTCCATAGGCTTGGCGATCATGTCACGCTTGCGCTTCTCGAACATAGCAGCAGCCGCGCTCTGGCTCTGGCGGTACTTGACCATAATCTCCTCGAGCTTGTCGTTCTGGAAGTGAGTGTTCTCAATCTGCTCACGATCCGGCGGAATCAGTAGCCACTTGTACATGTCCACGACGTAAAT